GCTTTACTCTATATTCAAACATAACTCTCCTTAAATTTTAATGAGCAGTTTAGCCGCATGCTCAGGCGGATCCTAGGCAGTTGCCCAGGTTACTATTATACCTTATTTAATTTTGATTGTCTTAGGCTTTTTCTCTTCAGGAACAATACGATCTACATCAATATGTAGCATACCGTTCTTGAACTCAGCTCCAATCACTTCCATATATTCACCAAGCGCAAATGTGCGTGTGAATTTACGGGTAGCGATTCCTTTATGAAGCACCTCTCCAGTCTCTTCTGTAGCCGTTTCTCCCTTAACGATAAGGGTGGAATTATCTACTGAGACCTCAATATCTTTTTTATCAAATCCAGCCACCGCCAAAGATACACGAAATGAGTCTTCGTCTAACTTTACGATGTTGTATGGTGGAAATGATTGGGCCGTAGCCTCACGATGGATATTGTTGAGTCTTTCTACCTCACGGTTGAAACCGATAAAAAAAGGATCCCTAAAGAGATCCATAGCAAATGTTGTTACCATTTTATTCCTCCTTTAAGCGAATAAGTTAATTTGTGGGCCCCTAATGGCAGCCCACATATATTATAGCAAAACTTTAATCATTTGGCAGATTTTTTCTGTCCATTTCAATTATGCCAAATTCTTTTGACCTTTTTTTACCCTCTTCGCTTAATTCCAAATGAGCCTCTAGATTTTCATCATAAGTTACATTTACTAAGCCCATTTCGAACATTCTAACTAAAGAGCTGTCAATATGCTGTTCATGTGCCAACCATAGTTCTGGGGCGACCTCCCTAGCCCGTTCGGTTATTTCGTATATAAATTCACCGTCATTATCTATTCCAGCAACCTCTATGGCTCCAATACTCATATAGTAGTCAAGATTTTGATTGTCATTATTATCCATAATAACCTTTCTGTGCAACAGGTAGGACTTGAACCTACGATATCCGAATTATGAGTTCGGGGCCTTAACCAACTTGGCTACTGTTGCCAAGTATTTATTGTAACGTACCGTCTTCTTTTTTGTCAATAGTTTCTTCTACTAATTGCTGCACGTAATCAGAGAAGTGCTTTCTTATATTTCCTGGTGGCCTTTTGCCTGATGCTGTCCATATTCTCTTATATTCTATCACATTTGCAAACGTTGTAGGGCATAAGAATATACCGTTATATTCTTTTAGTACAGTTGGTAGTGGTACATGTTTTCCACAACATTTACAAGCCTTAGCTTTTTCTTGGTATATGCTCATAATACTTCCATTCTATCCAATGCATCTGCTAACTCTTGTGGCATTCTAGGTGCTCGTATCATATTCTGGACAAACTCTTCTTCTTTATCATCTCTATTGTAAGAGTCGTATGTGTGAATTTCTACCTCACCATATATGTCAAACTTGCTTCTGCTTATTGCATTATATACAGATCCACAAACGGCGTCAGCCAAGTCTTTTGATCCTTTTCTTGGGTGATCAACCTTGTCCTTCATTATCTTTAACTGAAGTAATTCGTCTATTAGTAGAGGAATATGTGGTCCATGCAATCTTTCTTCTAAAACTACCATGGCCATATCGTCATAATGTTTCTTTGCCACCGATAAAGTTTCTGTGTTAATCCCGTATTGTTTTAATTGTTGCATCATGTCGTGTGAATTCCATCGGTCAAATGTACACACCCTTATATTAAATCCAGCAGATCTTAGTCCTAATATATAATCTTTAACTTCGGTAAAGTCAACAGATTTATCTGCAGTAGGCGTCCAGTATCTAACTGCATCTATTTCTACTATTGGTGCAGGCTGAGAATAGGTATCAGTAACCTTTACATTAACCCATTTTTGAACATGTGCCATAGAAACTGCACAGTGGTCATGCTTTTGCGCTAAGTCACATGAAGAAAGTATTCTTTATCTGGGTCTGGTATAAACCAAGTCTCAAGTCTTCCAAATTGATCTACTGCCAAAGACATATTGTTAAAAGCTTTTTCTATTTTTTCACGAGATTTGAAAAATGCATCTACTGCTTCTGGTGGCATACAGGCAAAGCGGCCAAGGGCGTCTGGCATATTCTTATAAAACTCTACCTTAAAATCTTCAATCTTTTTTGTTGGATTTATTTCCCATGTTGGTCTTTTCAGCGCATAAACTTTTGGTATAAGATATGAAAGGATATGGTCCTCTTCCCATTCAACTGTTATTTCATTACCTTCTGTTCCGTCTGGTAGGTCGTTGTCCATTTTCATAATTTTATTTCTAACTACAGTTTCTTTTTCTGCAATTACAGAATCATAAAATTTTTGTATTGGATCATTTTTAAATCGGGGAAACGAAAGAAGAATAATTTTTCCATAGTCTGGGAAACGAGATACAACAGATCCACGATACATATCATATATTGCATCTGCTGTCTTAGCTTGATCATGACCAGTAGTATTTTCTGTGGCGAATCCAGATATTTCATCAAGCACAACAGCGATTACGTTATATCCTTCCCAGGCCTCACGCTCCGAGTGGCCAGAATGGACTGTAATACTTTTATCAAATTTAATTTCTGATGCCTTTGGTTCATATCTGCCAACAAACCATGGGGATCTATCTATACGTGTTTTAAATCCTTTAAAGAAAACATTGTTTGCTTGCTGTGCGTTAATAGCAATATTAAGAATATCTATTGAGTCTCCAGGTGGTTTGCCATAATATGTAGCAGGATCTTTTAGGCATAATAATAAATAAACTATATACGATACTGATATGGTAGAGCAATAGTCCTTCCCGCTTCCTTTTCCAAGCTGTGCAATTACTTCATTGCATGTTTGTTTATAACGACGTCGGCCTTCTTCTTCACCAAATAATTTTATGAGTGTTGACTCTTTGTAGATCTGGCTGCTTTTCTCAATGAGTGTATACTGGTGCTCCGAAAGCGGAGGCAGTGCAAGGTAATCTTGTCCCGTAACAAATGTTCGTAAATCGACTGGTCTTTCATCAAATTCCTCTCCATCTAGAATATCAATGAGATCATTAAAGTTAAGATCCATTACGGAAAAGCCCTCATTGCCACAACCAATACAACCATATAGCACATCCACCCAGTTATAAATCCATATATAAATATGGCTGGTTTACTCAATAACAACCGTTTCATTTTGCTCCTCATTGATTACAACTGGCTCTACAATTCCAGTAATTTGAGAAAGGCGCTTTGCCACCTCTAACTTACACTTAGGACATGTTGCTGTAACTTCTTTTAATATCTTTACAAGGATATCTTGCTTTCTCTCTGTGTCCGCAACTTGTGATGCCAATTCTTGATTGTCTAATAGGCCAACCTCTTGCAACATATTAATTCTTTTGCCTTCAATATCTGCAATTAATTTAAGGGCCGTCGCTTTTACATTTAATTGTGCCGCTTGGTCAGCGTCGTCTACGGTCTTCCAGGCCTCTTTAATAAGCATAGCGTAATGTTGGTCTGCACCAGAGATGGCCTCCTTTGCCCTCTCACGAGCCGTAGAATCGTTTCTAACGACCTGTTTCCATTCGTCTATATACTCTACAACCTCTGCACGTTTAAAACCCGTTATTGTGGCAATCTGAGTTGGTGTGCTACCCTTGAGAAGTTCTGAAACGACCTTATTCATGCGATCATAATGATCAGCTAATTCAATGTCCATATGTAGATATTATACCATCTTAGTTGACTAAGATTCGGAAGATTTGGCCTTTGCTATTTTAAGGAGCACTAAATATCCAATTAAATCATCGATATCGTTATCGCCTGGATAATCTGTACCCTTCATTAATCTATTTAATTTATCATCAATACGGACATGTAGTTGTTCTCTTGGTCCCGCCTTTGAAAATATACGCACAGGTTCAAGGGCTGAATTGCCGTAGGCAATATTTTTCTTAATTAGCATGTGTGCAATTTCATGGCAGGTATGCCAAATTTGGCTACCTGCTTCTGTTCCTACTGTAAGCAAATATAAATCATCACATCTAAATTCTTTTACATCTGGAAATACTGGTTCTAGCATACCCACCTTATTCTATTATATTTTCAACTTCTCTTAGTTGATAAGTTGATTCTGTTTTAAAAAGACTACAACCTTTTTCTGCTTCTGGCGTTATTGTATATGTTCTGAATCTGTCTATTTTGATAGTTCCGTTTCCAACAATGACACCATCTTGTCCATACTTTTGGAGCGTAGATTTCTCTATAGGAATTCTATTGTCTAAGTATATAACATTAAATACGTACCAGTCAATAGGTTCATATATCCCATTTTCAATAACATCTTTTAATATTTTTTCAACAGTTTTCCTATTTACAATATAACATAACATAGACCAATCTTGGTAAGACTTTACTACACCCTTATGGTCTTCTCTTGGATAGGATAAATATCCTCCTGGAATATTTTCGTCTATGCCTCTGTATGTAATTGATGTCTCTAAGCCGAACCCATTGGCAAAACTTTTTTCTCTTTTTAAATAATATTTTGAATATTGATCTTCTGGCACAAAATAACTAAATATTTCCCAGTCTTCTGGTAATTGATCCATGTACTCTGAGAGTAATTCAAGAAATCTGTCTTTGTTTTCTACATAAATATCGTCTTCCATAAGCATCAAATACTCATAATCAGCATTTAAAAAGTTTTTCATTGCCAATGTGTTGCTTGCCCATATTCCAAGCTCGCCCCACTTAAATTTGTTTTTAGGGTTTAATTGATGGTGGCTTAAACAAAAAATGTCATACTGCTCTTGATTACTTATAAGTATTGTAGGGGTGTCAAGCCTAGCAATTTTACCTTCAAGATATGAATCTAATTCATTAAAAAGTCTTTCTCTAACATTATCCTGGTCATTATACCCTGGTATATGAAAAATTTTATAACATAATTTATTTAGGTTCATCGTTTTTTTATAAGTTCAAATTGCTCAAGATATCTCTGTATTGTCATAGCAGAAACCTTACATTCTTCCGCTATTTGAGTTACAGTCTTGCGTTGAACTACATACCTCCTATACAACCAATCTTTGCTTTGATAAAGTTTCATCGCTCTGTTAACACCGTATTAGAATAATGTGCAATACCAAATGCATCTGCTACATCAAAATCATCTAGAGATAGATCATACTTGCTGTTAAAATAATCGACTGTTCGTTGTTTTCTAATCTCCCGCATCTTTGCCTTATACCATGAATCAGCGTGTCCTGGATTTTCTAACCTTAGTTTATCTTTCTCAAACTTAGTTGGGTTTTTATTTCCTATATAGGATTGCCATGATGTTGGGGATATAGTAATAACGCTAGCTCCGCTAGACATAAGTTCTGCTATGACCACTCCGTACACATAAGATAATTTAATTACTGCGTCTGGGGATTTAACAAACACGGCCCCTTCAACTACAATATAATCAGACTTTAGTTCCCCTAGCATTGCATGAACCTTAACTTTTGCATCATGAATCTTTTCATAGATATCCGATCCAGTTAAATCTATCTTACCCCACTTAATGGGCTTGTCGTTTTCCATAAGGCAAAAAGCAACTGAATTTGTAGAGGCATCTATACCTAAAACTCTATTTGCTTTAGTCTTAACTAACTCAGCTAATCTCATCTATCATCCCTAATATAGTGTTTCTATTTTTTAACCCCACATTTTTTTCACAAACAGAACATATTACAGATTGGTTATATCTGCTTAGCGGAGCATTACATTTTTTACATGGCCTAAACTTACCGCTTCGTATTGCTTTTTTTTCGTAATACTTTTCCATGATACGTTTATTTGTAGCAATGCGGCAGCATTCATCTGAGCAATACTTCTGGTTGTGAGTCTTAGGCTCAAACTCTTTCTTGCATACTGCATTTCCACAAATCATACCCTTGGAACCTCATATGCGGGTATGTCTATTAGTCCTGGTTCTCCACTCCAACATTCTTTTTTAACTGGACAATTCTTACACTGATAACTTGTTTTTATAAATGGACGAGTTGGCAAATCGCCGTTTCTAAAATTATCATATACTCCACATAGCCATTCAAATAACTCTTCAACTATTTTCTTGTTTTTATCATTCATTTGAATAGGAATGATCAGCATCTCTTGAGTATTTTTATTTTCATACAAGAAAAATCCTTCTTTTACATCACGTAATTTCATATAGGTTATCAACTGAAGAAGGTGGTTGGCAGAAGGAGACATCTTTGATTTATAAGTATCCCAAATTTCTTGCTTTGCCGTCTTTATTTCCCCAATAACTTCTTCGCTATTCCAGTCTAAAATTACGTCCATGAATCCACGAATAGGTGGATATTCATTTACAACCTCAAACTCTTCATGCTTTAGAATACCCATAGTCTTAATTAACTTCTGTATTCTTTCATGGGCGCTTGTGCCATTAGCCATATTGGCCACAGAGACAGCATCGTTGTTGTCTATAAATATTGCTCCAGTAAATGCCAGATACCAATATCTTGGACAATTACCGTGTCCATAACCAAATGAGCTGGGGCTAAATGAAGTTTTGGTTGTCTTGCCGTCTGCCCTTTTACTAGCCATGTATGCATCATTTAGCATCTTGGCAAAAGATTCAGGATTAAAATTACCCGTAGACTTTTTAAATTTTAAGTTGTTAACTATTTCTCTAGCCATTATAACGAACGACATACTTGAGGGCATCCACAAGTTTATCTATCGACTCCTTTGCCGAATAATAAATATTCTTCTTATTGTTATTTGCAGTGCCAGCTTTATCTTTAGCAATAGTTGAATATACAGATGCCATCATAGCAAACTTGGTTGACATAGCCTGCAATTCAATTATAAGTAATGGTGCTTTTGCTGCTGGAACATCTGGGTTCATAAGCAACTTAACAATAATAGCTAATGCACGATCTAATTGTTCATCCTTCATATACTCATGAAGGTCATTAAACTCTGTTATAGAATTAATTAACTCAAGGGTATTTTTATCTTCCGCCATCTTTATACCTCTTGTCTAGTTTATCAATAAACAATCCAACTGGATATCCAATTACAAATCCTATTCCTATTCCCATTAAAAATATTGCCATGGTTGTCATTACTTTCTCTTTTCTTTTGGATATGGGCCAAGATCCGCCTTTACGGTCCCGTCTTTACGAAGCCTTACAATTCTGCCATTCTTTATTTGTGTCTTATTAAATCTACGTCTTACTTTTAATTTACCGCTGGACATTGTTTTCCTCCCAAAATTCTATCAACTCTTCTAACATAGACCATTCGACTATGCCTAGCCTTACCTTTGGATCTTCTCCAATAATAACTTTTAATGCTGGGTGCATATTTCTATTTACTGCAAAAGTATCTGTGCATATCTTTGCCCAAATCTCTTGATTCATAGTAAACGACCTGGCAGCCTCTTTATAATCTACCACAAAAGAAAACCATTGAGCATCACCCTTTTGGTACTTTCCCCGCCCAGAATTCTTTTGTGCTTTAGCACCATCTCTTTTTATTTCACCACGTTCAGTCATTAGCCCACCTGATGAATAGTTTTGTGACCATCTGGACAGGTCCATTGAAGTTGCATAGTTACTGGATCCCAAAACCCTTCTGCTGCATTTTTATCACACTTAGAGCACGGCTTGATGCCAGAAATAGATTGAAGTTCTGCTGCTGGAATTCTTTCTGGCTTGTGAAAGAATTCATTAATATTTGGCATAAATTTCTTTCTCTAGTTTGTTAACTATTTTTGGATTCTCACGAAGGTACTGCACGGCTTTAGCCCGTCCTTGTAATCTTTGCCCATCCACTGTGTACCAAGCGCCACCTTTTTCCACGAGCCCGCACATTTCTGCAACATCTAAAATTTCTCCTACCTTATCAATACCAAGTGTTTCTCCTTGATAATAAAAATCATACAGGCCAGACCTGTTTGGAGGACCCAACTTATTGTAATCAATTATCCAATTTACTGGTCTTCCTACTTTTTGCTCAAGCACCTTATCGCCAACTTGTACGCCAGCCTTGATCGCATTCGCTTCAGCCTCAGAACTCCAGAGCTTAATAACGGTAGACGAAAAGAATTTAACAGCCATTCCACCAGTCGGAATGTGCGAAGCATGCATAGACCCAAACTGATTTCTCTGTTGCGATATAAGGACAAGAAGTGTGTTCTTGTTTGCGTAGTTAAGCATTTTAACTGCATGTGTCATATCTTTTGCTTCAGCACCAATTTGTTTTGTGTCCTCAAGCTTTTTAAGTTCTGTGCTATCTTTTTCAAAATAGATTGCTGGTAGCAAAGCAGAAATTGAATCTACAACAATTATATCGACATTTGCTTCCATCAATTGCGTAGCAACATCTACCATATCATTAATAGTTTTTGCTGAGGAGTATATGAGTTTAGATGAATCTACGCCTAGCTTTTCTGCCCACCCTTTATCATAGGAGGCTTCTGCATCGATCCAGGCACACGTCTTTCCATTTTTTTGTGCCTCTGCAATCATCTGTAAACAAAATGAAGATTTGCCAGCAGACTTGTTGCCCCATACGAGAACCTGTCTACCGAATCCAAGTCCACCTTTTAAGGCAAGGTTAAGCCCTATGCTTGGAGTCTTTTGTCTTTCTACCTGAACATCGACTGCAGACTGTACTCTTGATCTAGTTTTTGGATCTAGTTTTGCTAATATTTCATCTATTACAATTGTCATTTATACTCTTTCTTTTGTACTATTATATCATTAAAATCGGTTGCCGTGAAGTGGTGGACGCTCTTTATTTTTATCAATTTTATTTTGCAATATTTCATCAAGACTATGCAAAACCAATTCTTCATTTCTCATAGCAGCATAAACATCAAGCAATCTAATAATTACATCTGCTATTTCTTCTACAATTTTTTCTGATCCGTGAGATTTTCTCATGGCCTCAAGAATTTCTGTGACCTCAGAATGTATTAGGGCAAGCTTCATTCCAAATTTATCATCTGTGTGATCGCCTTCCCAAAATCCTTTATCCTTGGCTATCTCATGTAAAATGGCTGCCAAGGCGTCAAGACCATATTCAGTCATTATCTTGGTTTCCATTTTTATCCCTTAAGCTAAATACAAACGAAGGGGGTTCTTCGTTGTAATCAATTACTAGTTCTTTGTCAGAATTCGCAGCATCGATAAAGGTCAAAGTTGGAACAGTTACCTTACCTAATGTCTCTAGAATTGCTACAAGAACTTTATTAGTACTCATTTGAGCAACTAGTTCTTCTGTCATTTGATTTCCTTTATCATCAATGTGCCATCATCCAATTTGGATAATCCTGGCTTACAGACCATGCCCTCTCGCATTTTAGCCAATGCTATTTTATATAGCGCTGGAAACGCAATGGCTCGTGTAAGGTTTTTATCCTTATCTGTAAATACTATATGCGCCATCATCTTGCCTGCCTTAGTTTGATATGGCGTAAAGCTAATAACTAATCTTTCTTCTTCTTGTAAATCATATTGCTTACGATATAGATAATCTACAAATAGGTCTGAGCCATTTGGATCTATGTCGCCGACTTTAATGTATCTAGCAATACGGTTATCTCCTACCAATATAAAATACATTTGCCCAGTTTCAATTTGAGTCTGCTCATGGTGAAATAATCCAATTGAACCAGTTTCATCTACAAGTTCTACTCTTGCCCATCCAGTTCCCCGCTTAATATTCTTAACCATACCAAACATCGGAAATGCTCCTAGGTCGTCAAACTCTTCAATAGGCCTAGCCTGTGTTTTAATTCTTGGAGGCAAATCTAAATTAAATGTAGGTATTCCCAAATACTCGTAATAATTATCTTTTTCGTTACCCTGTCTAGGATTATCGTCAAATGCTGCTCCGCCAATTGCATTTAACGCTGAGACTGCTCTGCTGTTTATGCCGCTTCCTTTTTTAGAAGCCTTGTCTATAAAATCTGCATAGCCATTAAATGGCCTGCGCTCTATGATCTTATTAGCAATACTATCAGATATAAATTTAACCTCAGCCAACCCGAATCTAATTGAATCTTCTTTGAGAGAAAAATAAACATCAGACTCATTGATATGTGGTAACTTAATCTTTAGCCCAAGTCGCTTTGCTTCAATTAAATATTCTGTTCTGGCGTCTTTATCTCCTTCGTTTTTGAGGACGGAAAACATAAACTCCAAAGGATAATAATACTTAAGCCAAGCGGTATAATAAGAAAGCATAGAATAAGCAACGGCATGACTACGATTGAACGAGTATCCAGCATGTGCTTCAAATGTGTGCCAGAGATCTTCGGCTTGTTTTTTGCTAATATGCTTAGAAGCTCCTTCAATGAATTTATCCCTGAACTGATCGAACTCTCTTGCATCTTTTTTCTTTCCGATAATTTTACGTACCTTGTCCGCTTCAGACCAAGTCATTCCTCCTAGGTGTACGCAAGCCTGCATGACCTGCTCCTGATAAATAACAACCCCGTACGTATTTTGAGTGAATGGCTGCATGATTGGGTGCACAAACTTAACAGCCTCTAAACCATTCTTTCTTTTAATATAAGAAGCACCTACGGTATTCATAGCTCCAGGTCTAACAAGAGCATTTGATGCCGCTAAATCTTCAAACTTACTAACTCCCATCTTAATTAAAAGATTGGTATATGGAGTTGCTTCAGCCTGAAATACTCCTTTTGTATATCCTTCATTAAGTAGTTTATATATACTTGGGTCTTCTAAATCTAAATCTGACAAAACTATTTCCTTGCCAGTACGCTTTTTAACTGCATCAAGGGTATCCTTAATAACAGATAAAGACTTAAGTCCAAGAGCATCAATCTTAATTAATCCAATATCGGCAACCGTATCCATATCGTACGCAACAACTGGAATGCGACCAGATACCTTATCTTGTGCATCTTCACGAGACTCCATTGGTGCATACTTACGGATGTCATCTTTTGCAACAACAACACCTGCAGCGTGTACGCCTACGCTTCTAATCTTTCCACGTAGTCTTTCTGCAAGCCATGTGACTTCAGGATATTTCATTCTAAACTCTTTTGTATTTGGAGACTCAAGATAGTCTTCAAACGTATCTACCTGTTTTAATGCACGGTTAACATCAGATAAAGGAATCATAAATACACGAGCAGCATCACGAACCACACCCTTATCTTTAAAATAAGTAAATGTAGAAATAGATGCAACATGCTTGAACTTCTTCTTCAAATATTCTTTAACCTCTTTGCGGCGGCGATCCTCAAAATCTGTATCAATGTCTGGAAAGTCGTTACGCTCAGGGTTAATAAAACGGAAGAACAGTAAATCATATTTAATTGGGTCAACATCTGTAATTCCTAGGGCATAGCAGACCAACGAGCCTGCTGCCGAACCACGTCCTGGCCCCACCAAAATGCCGTTCTCCTTAGACCAATTAATCATATCGGCAACAACCAAGAAATAGGACGCAAATTTCTTATCTTTAATTACAGATAATTCTTCCTGGAGCCTGTCCAAGTAGACCTGGTCCTTGTCCAGAGATAGCCTTTTAAGGCCTTCAGAGGCCATCTGGGCGAGTTTCTGGTCAGCATTGGTCTTGGGGACAGGGAGAAGGTCTAGACCCCTGTGGAAATCGTATTCTCCAATTTTATTGCCTATCTCTACTGTGTTGTCAAATATATCTGTCCTATTTACCCCAGCCTGCTTAAAGTCCGCCTCAATTTCTGCCCTAGATTGAATAAATAAATTATAGTCTTTAAACGATATTTTTCTATCGGGGTACAGGTAGTCAAATCTGTCCATCATATTCTTAATTTGTCTGGACATCTCAAAGTCTGATTCTTTGTCTGATTTAGGGTTGGTAGATAAAATGAGCATAGCCTCTTCTAATACCTTGTCTTCACCTTTAGCAAAATGGGCATCTCCTGTTGCCACCGCCTTAATTTTTAATTCGTCTGCTAATTCAAGAAGCTTGCTATTTATTTCTGGCGGGTTGTGAGATTGTACCTCAACGTAAAAGTCTTCGCCAAAAGTTTGTTTAAAGTCTTTGAGTATAAGTTTTGCTTCTGAGAACTCCTGGCGTTCAATACATTTACTAATAATGCCATTAAGACATCCGCTAAGTACAATAATACCTTCCGCATATTCTTTTAATATCTCTCTATCGATTCTTGGCTTATGATAAAAGCCTTCGTTCCACGCTAATTCCTGTAATGCATGAATGTTATTTAATCCTGTTTGATTCTTAGCCAACAGAATAATATGGTTATAGGCCTGAATCGATTTATCTGTTTTAGAAGATCTATCAAATCTATCTGTTGGCGAAATGTATGCTTCTACGCCAAGAATAGGCTTTATCCCAAGTTCTTTACAGGCTATCTGCATATCACGGTGTGATGCCAATGTACCATGATCTGTAATTGCTAACGCTGTTTGTCCTGCATCCTTTGCAGCCTGCGCTAATTCGGCAGGAGAGTTAAGGCCATCCATTAATGAATAGTAGGAATGCACATGTAAGTGTGTAAATGACATTAACTCTCCGCCCTTAACCTTATGTTACCAGTCTACGCTGCTAGATGAAGCAGAAGACTCTTCTGCACTACCACCTTCACCCATATAGAAAGCTTCTTGCTCTGCATATGGAACATGACGTACTGCGGTTTTTTCTAGGTCATACAACTCTAGAGCAGAGAAACCAAATGGGGTTTCATCCTTTGCCAATGGAATAATTGTATAACTTGTGTCTGTTTTTGAACCATTGCGCTTAATTCTCCACATCAAGTTTGTGATGCTTCCCATTTCGCCAGCATATTCAATTAAGGTAGGTGTAATTGTTTTACCACTTGTGCCTTGTGAAAGAATTGCTACATATGGATCTTCCTTACCATCATCTACCAAGACGTTGATATAAAGACGTGCTCTAGCCTTCCAGCCAGCCTTTGGATCCTTACGATGTTGTTCATTTGCCCAATCACGTCCTTCTGTCTCCATTGTATCTAGAGCTTTGCGACGATAATCTTTTGGGTTAGTGTGCTCTAATGCGATAAACCCGCAACCGAGCTTGTCATTATAACTAGGTGAATCTGGATCAAGTTCTTGTAGGAACCTAATCTTTACGCTTTCGCCGTCTTCAATCTTTAGCCAACGGCCTTTGTTTTCGTCTCCGCCAGAATATGACGGCTTGTCTAGTGCTTTGTTTAGGTCTTTTAGACCTTTTACGATACCCATATGTATTTCTCCTTTGTAGTTGACGGTATAGATCCGTCTGTTTTTTTATTATATCATGGGTTCCAAGATCGATATTCGATATCGGAAACTGCATTCTTAATACAGGCGGTAATCTCTTGGTCGGTCATATCTCCTGCATCTTTTGCGTTGTGTGGATATATCTTACCATATTCATGCGAAGCCCACAAGATGTTTTTATTACGAAGTTTATTAGCAATATGAAGACCTAAATCTCTACCTGCCACGTCCGAATCCGTCATAATTGTTATCTTGTTGAAATATCTATTTAATAAAGCAATATTGACTGGAGATATATGACCGCCTAAAGTTGCAACGACATTTGGGAATCCAGCCTGATGCACACGGATAGCATCAAATGATGACTCTACAATTATTGCATGGTCTCCAACACGCTTAGCCCTGTGTATATTAAACATAGTCTTACTGCGTGGTAGGTTTGTGCTATTCTTAAATCTTTTATCTGTAATAGATCTTCCAACTAGTCCCACTGGAATTCCGTCTGGGCTATGCACTGGGACAATTACCATGCTTTGTTTATTGGAATATCCTAATTTAAAATGATGAACTGCCTCCTCGTTAATACCCCTAGACTTAAAGTAATCTAAAGCTTCTTTTGAGTTTGCTAATTCTGAATACAGGTTGTCTAGTGTTTCTTGAGAGAACTCTTCAAAGTCTGGCTTGTCTTCTAATGCTTCCGCCAAAGCTTGATCAAAGTTGTCTAGTATCTCATTTTCTTTAGAAGCAACTATCCTTATTGCTTCAAAGTCATTCTTATGTAAAACTTTTTTGATTAAGTCTACAATAGTTCCAGATTCCCCGCATGCTGGATTGAAGCATAGCCATGCACCAGTTTCTTTGCTTATACTACAACTAGGACTATGTGTATTATTATGAAATGGGCAATAGAAAGCTATCTCCGAATTTGTTTCGCCAGCAACATTAATGCCAGTTGATCTTATTACAGACTTGATATGGTCTGGCGCATATTTCGTGGAACTTGCTTCCCTTGTGTTATGCCCTCTAATTGCCATGCCTTCTTCTTTCCCACATATATACCATGAAGAGTCATTAAGAACTTCCATGTCTCACCCGTGAATTCTACCGAAAAAGCAGGGTCTATGTCAAGTACTCTCACATAACCCTTGTCCCTCATTTGGTGAGTCAACAGGCTTTCATACTGATGCTTTATTCTTATGATGTCTGAGTCATCCAAGAACTCTACATTAATTTGAAATCTTTTAATTTGACGATGAGTCATTCTTCATGTTTGGCAAATTCTCGTAAATCTCTTTTACGATACCACGATTAATATCCCAGTCAAGATAGAAATCAAAATCATGTCCATGACGATTCTTTCGGCTAACCACTTCAATCATATTTGTATTTGGATATTTGTGAATAGCCATAGCCATGTCCGCATCATACTCAATAGCCTTTGACCAAGCAACTTGGCTCATCATTGGCGGTTCATCTTGGTCCGATATGTCGTCTGCCGTTGCAGCGGTAATATCAACAATCGGAATATTATTTGTTACAGCAAGCAATTTAAACTCACGAGAAATATTACGGTTACGCTCTACCTCAGAGTGGCTTCGCTTGTTATCATTAAAAAGCTGGTGGTAGTCAAGGATAACTATATCTGGCTTATGTTGATCAATCTTGCCTTGAACTGTGGCTGGCGTAATCTCCCCCATGCCTTCATTAGCAACAAGAACAAAACTATTCTTGTTATCAAATCTCTTTTTACCCCATGATCGGAAGTCATCAATATCTACAACACCCTTAGACAAATCGCTGGCACGGAAGATACCAGACCCAAGCATTGTGTATATACGGTCACGCATATTTTCTGGTGACATTTCTAAAGACACAATCATTGGCTTAAAGCCTTGCTCCCATGCTTTGCATGCAAGATATGATGTGAACCATGTCTTACCTTTTCCTGGCCAACCAATAGCAACAATTAAATGTCCTGGTGCCATACCTGTAGGATATGCTTTATCGATAGCATCAAAGCCTGTAAGGATGCCTGGACTTCCGCCCATAATTGCAGACCTATCCTTAACCGCTTCAAAATGCCTTACTGCGGATTCAACATCAATAACATCTAAGTCTCGTACATTGTTTGTATATCTAGAAAGGTTGGCTAAATCACTTTGCATTTGTGCCAATACTCTAGATGGGGCATTTTCTTTTAGCGAAGACCCACTACGCAACATGATAGCCTTAATCTTATTTGATATAAAATCATTTTTTAGTCTATCTAGGTAGTATCCAGTTTCGGCTTTAATCTCTGCTGGTTCAAAATCTTTATGGCGTTCCATTAGAACACCCACGTCTGGTACGGCTTTGAACTTATAGTAATACGACTTTAGGCTTTCCCAAATATCTCTATGCGAAGTAAATAGCTCGTCAACATTGTCGGCAAGCAGAGTACTTATATCTTTATTTTTGCATACCGCCGAGATTACTACTGCTTCTATATTCATTCTTCGCCTTCAACCATTCTCTTTGTTTGTTCTCTGAGTCTTTCTCTATTAACCTTATCAACATCTATATCGTGCTTCATTTGATCTATCTTATCAAAGTTGTAGTAAAAAAAATTGAGCGGGTGTCCTGGCTTGCCAGTCTTAAAATAATACTCAATAAGTTCTTTAGCACGTTCATACCCTACACTATCAATTACATCTTGCATAGCCCACTTCTCTCTATATTTATTAATACGTGGCTTTTTACCATACCTCTCAGTATAAAGATACTGGTATATGCCAATAAGAATATAAGGGAGTTTTTGCTCAGCCACGCTTTAACTCTTCTTCCACCTCACGAGTTTTTTGAATAAGCTTATCTTCTACAAATTTATAAACACGCTCAGTTGCAGCATCAGCAGACTCACCTTGTCTAACAAAGTCTTCTATACCTATGCCTATTTTAATACTCTCATAGTTACCAAGATTTCTAGTAAAAGAAAGATCTACCTTTACCTTTGTCTCTGTCACTTGTGTTCCGCCTTTCTATGTCTGCTTAATGTGTCGTGTGCGAATATGCCCCAACGAACTTCTATCTCTTTATTACAAATATCACAAATGGCTACTTTGCCCTTTTGCATTATTCCGCCTTCCATACGGGTACGAAGTTACCTTCAGTGGTCTTAGTATACAATATTAAATTGTGTTTGAGAATACCCTGCAATTCTGTTTTACTTGGAAGGGTATGGCTATACCCACCCTCAAGTAAAAATTCATGCAAATCTATTATATCTTTTTGGCTAAACATAAATTTAGTCCATTTAGACTGCGGATTACTAATTGGATATATCTTTTCTGGCTCTTTAATCTTGCCGTCTAAAATATAATTCTCAATAGTAACCTTATGCCTATTTAGAATTTCTCCAACCTGTTTAATGCTATATGCCATCTCTGCGTATTTTTCAACCAGAGAATATGCGTAAAGCACACGCTTCTTGTCTGAATAGCACCAAGCAACCAATTCATCTTTGCCACGGTGTGTACGAATAGTCTTATGAGCCTTCCCGTTTAGGAAGAAATATAAGAATTTTTTCTGTACTGCTCGTCTCTTTTTTCTAGCCATCTTCCTAGTTTATTCGTATCCTTATTCAACATCCAGCGTCTACCACACATAATACAGAATAGCTCTATATGCAGTTTTTGAGAAAATACACGATCAATAAATACTCGTCCACCGCAACGCTGACAACTCATCATATCTTAAACAATTTCCCATCTACTACGCATGAGTAATCATTAGAAACCTCAATTAATTGTATATGTGGCCACTTTCCATTTTCAATATGAGCTACCGCAAATCCTTTTTGCCAATCATGATGCTGGGAATATTTCATACCGTCAGATCTTGGATCACACATGTGTCCAATTTCATAGCCACGAATTGTTTCGCCCTTGCCCTTATTTCTAAGTTCATAAGTTTGAAAATGCGCTGCCATTCTGTGCGAGTGTCCACGAATTAAGGATACCTGTAAATCTTCCATATCTTTTCTTACTGCACCAGTATAGGCAACAGATATTCCATGGTGTACGTGGATATCGCCGTATCGCTTTTTTGGCAGTTCATCATAATAGATATAATCAAATCCAAGGGAATCTAGGTTCCATAAAGACTCTGGGGTAACTATATTTAAATAGTCTGGGATCTTTGCATCGATATATTTAAATACTCTGATGTCATGATTACCTAAAGCGGTAAATAGCTCTGCATTCTTTCCCGCCACTTCTCTATTCTTTGCATAAAATTCTCTTGCGCCTTTTGCTTCATGCTGCATCAAAGGCACAATTGCTGCGCCATTTTGATCCTTATGCATGCGTAGGAATTCTGCAGAGCGGCCTTCAGTAAATCTGCTATAACATGCTTGGTCGTCGGTGTCGCCAAGAATATCTACTACATCTGGCTTCCACCATTTCATAACCTCAAACCATAGTTTGATCATTTTGTCATCTTGATATGGGAACTGCTGATCAGATGATAGCATCCACTTTAAATCATTTGTCATTTAAATCCTTATACTAAAAAAGTCACGGGGTCATGACTTTGATGTTACAAACAAATTGTAACATATTTGTGCGGGTTGTCAATAGGCTACAGAGCCTTAAATGCTACGGCAATCCAATTAACATAGAAATCAAATGTGACTGCTGTATCTGCATATAAATAAATTTTGGGGCTTGCTGAATGAACAACTGTGACCCCTATGTGCTTTTTAGAAGTTCCGTCTCCGCCGCTTACGCTTGCAGTAATTATTGGGTAGTTTTCTTTAGATGTTAGAAATTCAGAAAATAAACTTGAGTTAATATTAATATCAACTAACTTAGGCTCTTTTGCCTTTAACCCACCTTCAACAAGCAGACGTCCAGAGTCAATAACTGGAAGACGCTTTACCGTTTGTCCTTGGTTAACTGTTGCATTTTGGATCTGATTAGCAAGCTGATAGACCTGATTAATATTGTCATACAGTTTATTTAATTCATTTGGGTCTAGTGGTGCTCCTTCTTGGAACAACACTGGCTTAATTACTACTGATGTCACAGGTCTTCTCCTTGTTCATGCATATTTGTTTCCGCCTCGCTTACTTCGATTATATTAGATTTGTTTAATCCATACCTATCGAATACATCTGGGTCCACTATATGTCTGCGCTTGTTTTGCGAGATTAAGTATATTTTACCATCCGCAATGTTCTTTATCAAGGATCCGTCTCTGAATCCTAGTTTGCCTATTAACCTTATCTGAGCCACCGCATTTTCTGTGGCTAACACTGTTGGGAAAGACCAACTTTTTTCTGCCCTAGCAGATATCAATTTGTATCTTTTGTTATCTTTAATCCAGTAAGTCGCCTTATCTGTCTTAACGGCTAGGCCAGAAGGAAAGGATGTTGGACTACTTACTGTTTTCGGCTGGTGCTTCTTCAGCATTCTTTTCCATAAGCTGAGTAATTTCTGCCCGAAGAATTGCAATCTGAGTTTCATAGTTAGAAACAAGTTCTCCTATTCTCTGCTGTAGGGCCGTAATAACTAGTTCTACTTTTTCTGCCATTATATACCTTGTTCCTTATCTTTTATTTCTTTTATTTTTTTATTGAGATCTTCAATAAATTTATTATTACACTGAAAGCAATAGTTTAAATTGTTTATTGTTGACCAACTAACATTATCACAAAAATCACATTTCATATTTGTATTTTACTATATTCCTTCCAAAGCGTCAAGCCTACTCTTTATTGAATTAATTGCTGTTTTTATTTCTTTTAAAGCCATTATAGATACTACTCCAATTATAGGATAATTTATTGCAAATGGATCTCCATTCTCATCTTTAGGAACAAGGGCATCTGTAAATTCTTCTATCTCAGCAACTTCTTCGGCTATTAGTCCTATGGCTCTTGGAGCATCTAAGTTTTCATTTTTATCAACAAATGAAACTGGATTAAGCCCTGTTATTAGATCTAAATATATACCTTCTTCTAATGAAACTATATCTTTTTTAAATCTCCTAGAAGAAGCATTAACTCTTAAAAATCCAGTTTGCGAATTTGTTCCAGTTGCAGCAGGTTGAACTTGTCTAATTGCTAATGCGGATGCTCCAGAGTATACTCCAAGACTATTTGCATAAATAGTTCCGTCTGAATACAGAATTATGGCAGCAATTCCTGTTGAAATGTTTCCATTTATAGTGTTAATACTTCCAGAGGTTGTTATAAAGCCCCCAGTAGTTGCTTGATATCCTCCAGATCCAGACAGGTATGTATTAAAGTATGCATTTTTACTAGTATCAAAAATTGCCCATCCATTAGCATTTTGAATTGGGTCGGTGCTTGAACCAAAAAAATACGTTGTTCCATTGCTAATAGATCCATTACTATTAATTACCCAACCACCAATATTCCCACTGTCAGCAATAATTTTTCCAGCGACTGTTAGCGTACTGCCATTAAAATTAATATATTTACTTGAGTCGCCAACATTAAATGTATTGTTGGAAGGTTTCCAGTAGTTATACGAATTTAAAGCAAGGTCTCCATAAATTTCAGTATTTGTACCAAGGGTTATTTTTCCGCCAGAAAATTGAATTCCATTAGCCCCTCCAAATCTAAATCCAGTAGAAGTTGATCCAGGAGTTATGCTCCAGTAATCTCCGCTGGTATCGGATAAGGCAAACCCTTGAGCTATTACAGAACCTCTAAAGAACGCAGATCCAGATGTATTTATATAAAAATTAGGAGAAGCAATATATCCATTTCCATTTAAATTTATAACAACTCCATTGTTGGTATAGGTAGATCCATTTGTTGTACCATTAAGTGTTTGAGACTGGATGGATCCTGTTGAAATTTTATTTCCAGTAATTGTTGTTACGTTCTGCCCGCCAATATGATTTGTTACTTCTGAGGCTCCGACTTTAGTTGCAACCGTTGCGTTAGTTGCTGTTAAATTGTTATTTGTTGTTGTTAAATTGTTATTTGTTGTTGTTAAATTGTTATTTGTTGTTGTAAGTTGACCGCTAGTTGCGTATCCAGTAATTGTTGCAGATCCCATAACAACTGTTCCGTCTGCTCTTACATAGAAATTAGCTGAGGTATTTCTGGCTCCGCCAGCCCAAAAAACTATATCGCTTCCAGAGTTTGTGTCTGGGGTGGCAATGCCTGCCTGATAGCTTGTGCTTGATGCAACTATTTGTGCATTAGTTGAATTTAAAGTAATTGTTCCACTGTTGCTTGTTCTTTTTATTGAAGATGAGTCAACGTCCCATCCACCTATATTTGCAGATTTAGTAGTAAGAAGACCAGTTGTTCCATTTATGGTTGTTATGCCATTTACACCTGTAGAATTAAAAGTTAAACCATTTTTGTTTAAAATAAATCCTGCACCAGATAAATCTCCAGCCTGGGTTAAGGCTCCAGAATATAAAGATCCTCCAAGTTGAATTTCAACATTGCCAGAAAAGTTTCCTTTCTTTGCACGAAGATCTCCTTGTACAATAAACGTGGCGCCATCCCAAGAAATGTAATTATCTGTGTCTCCACCCAATTTAAATAAAGCTGATTGTGCCGAGTCTATGTACCAGTAGTTGTTTGGATTAAAAACTAAACCTCTTTTAGTTCCGCCACTATCTTGAACACCATAACCAAATTTAAATGTACCAGTATCTCCTGTAGCGGATGCCCCGAAATATCCTACGGTTGTTACATTCGTTCCTATAAATGGAGTTCCAGTTGCCGTTGCAGTTCCTATTGATGTATACGCTGATGATGTGTTGTTATACTCATCATATGATGCTATTGCAACTTCATATGTTGTTCCAATAGACAATCCGTTAAGTCTAAATGTAGTTCCAGTTCCAGGAGAATCTACATATGAATAAGGACCAGATGTTCCATTTTCTCTAAACCTAATTCTGTACCCACGCAAAGTTGAATCTGCTACAGCGGTCCAAGATATATTTAAGTAAGCGTTAAAACCAACAGTGGCACCAGCAGAATTATCAACTCCAGCAGTTACTGTTCCAGAAGGAGGTGCTGCGGGAGGAACATTGTCTACTGTTACTGGGGATAGTGGGGTAGCTGCAATAGCAGTGCTATATGCACTAAATGATCCTATGTTGTCTGCAAATCTTGCCCTGACCCATCTTTTATTTTGGTTTGGTCGAATAATTGGGGCTGGATTTGCTACGCCAGAAAATATAACAGAATATCCAGTAGAAGGTGCAGTTCCAGCGTTAGATTCAACTTCTTCAATTTCAATATGATCATAAGTAGCAGAGGTCGGTGTGGTATAAGATATGCTATATCCTTGCTGTATTTCGGTTGCAGATATTATTGGTGCCGCTAATGAGTTTACATAAGTAGTCGATCCAAAAGACACAGGAAGACTAGAGTTTCCGTATGTGTCTACAGAAGAAACTGAACCAGAAAAAGAAGTTTGCGGAACTCCAAATGCTGCTCTATTTTTGGCCAAACTTAAAGCAAACAATTGCGATAGTCCAGATACTGGAGTAAGATTAAAAGTTCTAGTTGTGCTTCCTGCAGTTAAAGATATTCTATAATAGCTAAAATATTTATTTGATGTTGCCGAAGAATCGTGTGAAAAAGAAACATTAAAGTCTGTGCCAGACCAAGAAGCAGAAATTGCTGTTGGGCCCGCAGGAGCATCTGCTTTACATGTTATAGAAAAAGTATTTGTTGAAAATATAGATTGGTTGTCTGGTTTAAAAATTGTTTTAAGCTTGACATGGTATGTTCCAGGCTCTACTGGAATGTCTAGTTTTCCGCCAGGAACTCTAATTGATCCACGAACTGTAAACACAGCAGGGTTTGCATCGCTTGCAACATAAACATCTACTCTATCAAATGTTGCTCCATAACTTGAATTATTAAAATCTTGTCCAGACCAAGTTACAGTTAGTATTCCTTGAAAATAAGAAAGATCTCCTTGAGAAAATCCTGGTCTTGCTGGGGTGGACGCCAAGGGAGCTACTATTGTTTTTACGCAACCCCACTCAGAAAATGTTCCGTCTTTATATTTCCATCTAAACTCAAGAGGATATATAGTTCCTGGTGTTAGGTCTGGGACTGTAACTACAAAATAATTACCGTCTTCAAAAGAAGCGGAAGTATCTTTTAGTAGATCCTCATATGCCATTAAAAGTTCAGCTCCAGTCTATATTCTACGCTTACAGTCCTTCCAGTATATTTAACAAGAGGCGTTTCAAATGTAGACCTGCTTACAAGTCCATATGTTGGATCAAAAGTATCTTCGTCATTTACTCTTAATCCATCTGCTCCAATAGAAGTTGTATTGCCAGTTGTTGGATGAATTTCTATAGAAACAAAATCAATATTTGTTTTATCTGGCACTCCTACCTGATTATTAAAAAATGTTGCCATTGATATATCTGGGGTTATCTTATATCCGATTCCAGATTGTGGGGTTATATCTGCCCAGAAATAATCGCTGGTTGTGCTTTGAAACTTGATTCTAACCTTACTTAAATTATTATCATTTTTATAGTAGGCAAAAGATACGGTATCATTAGCGCTATATCCAGAAAGATCAATATTTGGAATATCAGAATTATATGTTCTTGACACTCCAGAACCAGATGTAAATGTTATTACATTATCCCCTATCCTAGCTCCTACTGTTGAGAATTCTGGATTACTCTGAACATCCGATAGCCATGCAAAGTTATCAGAAAAATTAGATATAGATTTACTATCAAAGTTATTTCTAGATGTCCTATTTGATGGGAATATTCCAACCTCTGAGATAATCCCAGAAATCTCTTGAGGAATAGTTGCCTTATATATTACAGCATATGATGTTGATGATTCTTGTGTTTGTATATCTGTGCTATATATGTCTATAGGCATTCTATAGAATTCAAAACCTAGTCTACTATCATTTTCTGAGGCTACTCTGTATGCTCGCCCAGTTGTTGAATTAGAAACTGCTGTTCCAGTTATTGCACTAGTTACTGTGAATTGTGTAGAATTTGCCGCAGCAACGGTAGCATTAATTAAATTAAAGTCTTCTGTCGATAGCCCTGTAACGCTGACAATGTCTCCTGCTACAAAATAGTTTAGTCCTGTGTAAGTAATAATTCCACCTGTTGCAGATGCTGCTGTTACCTCAACTTCTTTTCTGTCTACGCCAAAAGCCATATCTTTTGTAAATGAACCAATAGATCCAGCAATATAATTAGTCAAAAATCTTTTACCAAATTTAGTAATAGCATTATTGTTACGGGCTATTTCTTTGCCGTCTTCGTATACTATATATGTTCCCTTTATCATATGTCTCCTAAATTGGTTTTGAGTACTCCGAATAATAATTTTTGCCATCGGTCCCAACAACAACAGCTCTAGCTCTAAGCCATCTTGCAGATGAGGTTGCTGGAGTGTCGCCTTGTGCCGAACTTACTCTATACTTTTTATAAACTCCACTGTTTCCTACCTGCAAATTTTCTGTTGATGTATATTGTTTTGTTCCATAATTCAATGAAGCAGCGTTTTTCTTATCGGTTTTACTAATAATCCATTCATAGTATACAGAGCTGTAGGATCCAAGTCCAGAAACGTTATTCCATCCCCATGCTATAGCAGTTCCTGTTCTATCAAATTTAACTACTGGAGTAGTTGGGGTTGGTGTTGTAAATTTAGCTCCACTTGAAGTAACAACTACATAAGGATTTTTAAATCTTGTATCCTCTTTAGAGTCATCAAATATTCTTACATCTACTCCTTCAACATTTGTTGGAGTAAGACTTCCATTTCTTACTTTTATAAACGCTCTAATTTTAACAAATTTAGTTATTGGATCTTCGTATTCTTCAAAAGTTACAGACTCTATATCTGTTAACTGAACTAGGTCTTTTTCAATTATTACTACTCCAGTTGCACCAGTAACTCCTGTAGCCCCCGTGTCTCCCGTTGCGCCAGTTGCTCCAGGACTTACTGACCTAGGCGTATATAAAGGAACTGAGCTAACAAAATATTCAAACTCGCCAGTCTCTGGATCAAAAACACGGACTTTATTTGGATTAAGAATGCCAGCAGTAATCAGAGGGCTATTCGCAGGAATTGCTGGCTGTCTACTTTTATCTTGTCCATTTACTGTTGTCATATTTTTTATTATACCATTTAGTCGACTATAGTGTTCGACAGGTTAAATTCGTCACCAGCCCTTGATTAAACTCATGTTGAACTTTTGTAACAATAAACTTTTCTGTTCCAAGAATTCCTTGATATACATATTTGATAGAAACTACATCGCCAACAGTGATTAGCGGGTTTCCAAAAACTTCCATTTCAACAACTTTACCCTTATTAATTACAGACTGTTTAATCCAGTTGGCCAAAAGCTTGGCATCTTCTTCTGTTTGAATCCATGATGAGGCAAATGTAATTGGCTCTAGGTACTGGAAGTCGGTATCGTTGACCGTTGTATATTCTTGAGGCTCCCCTCTTTGAACCTTGTTTCCATAAATAAAAGCATTTTCCATTGGTACTGTAGCAGATGTGTTATTCATAACATATACTTCTGCGTCAAAATTACTTATCTTGGTAGAGAGCGTTGATATGTTTTTACTGGTGCCCGCAAAAAATCCGCTTGGTTTAGAAGGACCTTCAAACCTAGAATTAAATTTATATATCTCTCTAGCCGTTGTTCCAAATTCTTCTACTGCTGAAGGCTTTTTGTCGACAAAGTCTATATCATTTTGACCAAAGTTTTGATTATAAACAAGATCTCCATATGCTGCATCCAAATAGTCGTTTGAGAATTGCCCAGCATAAATATCTTTTTCAAAAGTAAATTTGTTAAATTCTGTATCTTCTATTTTTCTGGCATATACATAATCAAACATAACCTTGCCCATTGTGGAAAATAAACCTACGCCTTTTGATGGAGGAATTATTGTAGGCAACTTTAATGCATAATCAATACTGTCATAAACATTTACCCTAAAACCATTAACATCAACTATCATTTGTAATTGTTTAGGTGTTACTTTTACTCTTACTGCAATATTATATATTTGCCCGCCTTGAATATTTGCTAAAGTTCCAGCAGTCTTATCTCCTTTGATTGAAGTAGCTTTCCCAGCTTTATTTCTTAAAACTGAATTCTGGGTGTCTGCCAAAACCCTCATTTCTTTTCCATTTGTTTTTACAACTCGCAAATCGTTTTCTCGTAAGTCTGCTGCAAGGGCTCCTGAATCTAATATTACAAAGTATCCAGTTTCTGCTGAGTTGGATAAAAAGAATCCTATACCGCCGCCGCCTCTTCCTATTTGAGACTGCTCCTTACCCTGCTCGGCATTTGATATCATCATTGAAGTTCCAAATGCATAATAAGATGTGTCAAAACCATTTATAGTTTTAGTTATAGTTGTAGATCCTTTTTTAAGCCCAGATGTTGAAACTTGAGATATTAAAGGAATTTCTAAATCAAAATCTTTATAAGCAATTTGAAAACTGGTTTTAGTTTTACTGTCGTTTGTTATTTGCAAATAAGACTTACCAATTGTTTTCTTATTTGGATCAATTGAAGAGGTTTTATTTTGAGTAGCCTTATTTAATATCTTGGTTATGTAATTATAATAAGAAGCAACAGTTCCCCTATTTGCTGATAAATTGGGAGTTGGGCTAAATGCCTGTATAAAAAAGTCATACTTTCTTCCAGAGCCCAAATTTTTAATTACCATTAAATGTTTTGCCGTGGCAGACGTGTTTAATGCTCCTGCTGTCACGCCTTCTGAATTTCGTTGTATTGTAAATGTATTAGCAGACACTGCTGTTACTCTTCTGCTAGTAACATTAAATCTGAGTAGGGCAGAGCCTTGAATTGTTACATAGTCTCCAACATTAAATGGATGTCCTGTTGCTGTATATACTATGGTGGTGCCTGAACAATTTACTGAGGTTACGTTTACATTTTTATAAAATACTTGCTCTGGGCTAACAGCACCTTCTAGGGTTTCATTGTCTAAGGCGTAGAGCTGATACTTAACTATGTATCCTACTGGATCTATTGACATATCTAGTTCGTCTACTGACACCAGAACAGATACACCTGTTTCCCCAGCTATTGGAAAGTCTGCAACTATTGGATTGTAAATTATATCAAGGCCTGTTGTTATTCCGCCGCCACCGTCTATAATAACATATGGTCTACTCATGATAAAATCATCAACCTTTCTGACCATCCTGCTGAATATATAATATCGTTTGGAACAACTTTATGTGCTGCAGGCTTTGTACCAAGCGCACCTCTAGTTTTTACTCTATATCTACCGCTTGGCTTAAAGTATGCCGTCTTTGCATAATTATTTAAATCAGCAGCACCTGGTTTTGATAGTGCTAAATACCTGTCAACATCTGCTTGTGAAGATATCCATACAGAAAACCTGTTTGAATTTCTATCTACATATTCGTACTCTACTGCATCATATTCTATAATTTCATCATCTATTAAAAAATAACCAGCAAAGCTTGTAATTACTGGGCTGGCTCCGTACTCGTCCATAGTTGAATTATTTAATATAAGAATTGTATTTTCTGCAACTGTCTCAGCTTCTATTGGGTACGCCAATCCTCCTGCTGCTAAAAATGATGTTGGGGATTGTGCAAGAGCCTCCGCATCTCCTAAATATTCGGTTGGAACTATAGGAGTGTAAATAACCTTTGTTTGATTTGCAGAAGATATCTCAGTTTGAGTTAGTCCTACTATATTAGGCAGAGTTTCTCCTTCTGGTTTTTCATAAAAATTCCATAAAGTAGAATTTGAAACAGAGTATATTTTATCTCTAGAATAAAATTGAAGGATATTGTTTTCGTCAAAGAAAGCATTCATTTGTATATCTCTACATAGTTCTTGAAGAATTTCCCATACCGTTCTTGTTTCATCCGTCCACCAATATTGAATTGTGGGTATAGATGCGTCTGTAGATTGAACTTGCCCACCAGAAATTGATGTAAGCATATTAATATTATAGTTTGTAAAACCTACGGAGTCTAAAATAATTCTTATAATTGCTGTTGCAGAATATCTTTCTAGTAATAGATTTGGAGGAATTACTTCCATTAAATATTTTGAGCCGTCAAGAGCATTTAATGATGTGTTTCCATATTGATCTATTTGCCAGCTATCTGCGTAATATGTTCCTTGTGGAACTTCGTGGGTTTTAGTAGCTCCAGTTATTTTAAAGTATGGTTTAATTTCTGCATTTTTAACCATATACATAAAATCAAATTCTGTAACGCCAGAACCAGTATTCCATCCACTAGATCTATTATATGGAACAATCATAAGCTGATCCTGATTATAGTTAGACAAAGAAGAGGTTAGTGTATTTGCAGATATTTTACCTACTGGAAGAATGTCTTCCGATGAGGAAGACGATTCTTTGGTTATGCTTAACATAACCATTGAGTCTGTTATATCTTTAATCCATCTTGCAGAAACTTCTGTTACAGCCATGACTGCAGCTGCTGATGGGGTTACGGCTTCTACTCTAATAGATTTAATAAATTTTGGATTACTGTATACATTTGATGTAGAAGTTGTCCATGC